GATTGGGCGGGATTGACCGATTTATTTACAGGCTTTTTACCGCGTGGGTTACAATCTACAATTCGTAGTTTTAAAATGGCACAACGTCAAATTGGGCGTTTGTCAAGTAGTTTTAAATTTTTAAAAGGTGCGATAGCTTCAACAGGGTTCGGTATTCTCATTGTTTTGTTAGGTGAGATTATAGCCAATTGGGAAACTATAACAGAGTTTTTCAGAGACAAAACACGAGAAGAACAACTTGAACGAGAGAACAAACAACTAGAACGAAATTTACGTTTGCTCAACGATACGGTTGCAATAGCGAGAGCGCAAGGAGCAACGCAAATAGAATTGCAGAAATTAAAAATAGAACAACTAAAAGCTGAAGAAAGCCTATTAGAACATGAAGCAAAACGTCTAGCTTATTCTTATGATGAAGAAGCGGTTTTAAAAAATCAAGAAGCACTACGTCAAAAACGATTAGATTTAACCATAGCACAAATTGAAAAAGAAAATACGCTAGCTAGTGTAGTTGATAAAGGCAAGCGATACATAGACGATACTTACCGATTAGAACAAGAACGTTTAGAATTAGTCGCACAAGAAGAAGAAGCATTAGCAGAAGTAAACGCGTTGATAGAAAAAAATGCGTACACAATTCAAGAAGCAGAAGCGGCATTACCGGACATTCCACAAGAACAGGTTAAGGTAGAACTGCAAAAGCAAATTAACACGGCTACTGAAGACAACAATACGTTGTTAGTGCAACAAGCCGAACTACAAGAAATTATAAATAAAAAACTTGAACTGTTTGATGAAAAACAAAAAGCGGCACGTAGGGCACAAGCCAAGCAAAGAAAAGAACAGTTAGCCGATCAAAGGGAACAATTACAACAAGCACTTGAAATAGCCAAAATTGAAGGCGACGAAGAAAAAGAATTAAAGAAACGTCAATTCCAATATGAAGCCGAACAACAACGATTAAAGGATTTAAAGGCAACGACGGAAGATTTATTGTTGTTAGAAGAATTGTACGAAATTGATCGTACAGCAATAGCAAAGAAATACAAAGAGCAACGAGATAAACTTTACGAGCAGTCAGCGCAAAAAGAAAGCGATGCAAGAAGCAAATTAGAAGACGAACTTTATCTACTTACTCAAAAAGGTTTTGACCGTGAAGAAACGCTATTGATGCAACAATATGAAACGCGTGTTGCTATAGCGGGTGATGACGAGGGATTACGTTTAAAAGCTGAAGAGCAGTATTTAAAAGACCGTGACGCGTTAGTTGACAAATACGCTCAAGAAGAAAAAGACAAACTCAAAAAAGAAGAAGAAGAAAAGTTAGCGATAAAAGAATTTTATGCGCGTTCGGGTTTTGATTTACTAAGTAATCTGAATCAACTGTTTACTAAGGAATCACAGAAAGACAGTAAAAAAGCGTTTCAACGCAACAAGGCATTAGCAATTAGTGAAACGTTAATTAGCACATACTTTGGGGCACAAAAAGCGTATGCGTCACAAATAAACCCCGCCGACCCTACGTCACCTATACGAGCAACAATAGCGGCGGCAGTTGCGGTAACGGCGGGTTTAGCTAAGGTCAAAGCAATAAAAGAACAAGAATATAATTCTCCAAAAGAAGCAGGTCGTGCAGGTGGATCAAGTCCACAACGTAGCGGTTTTGGTATTCCTTTAAGTCAATTGCCAACACCGGCAAGAAACAAAAGTGACAATCAAATGCGAGCGTATGTGGTACAAACTGACTTACAAGGTTCAAGCTATAACGCACGTAAAATGCAAATGCAAACGACATTATAAACAGGGGCTATATATAAATAGGACATTCACATTATGAGCCGAAAACTAATAGAACTAATCATTGGTGACGAATACGAGGGATTACCGGTAGAGGCAATCAGTTTGGTAAAGCACCCCGCTATTGAAGAAAAATTTGTTTTCTTTAGTAAGCAAAACAAACACCGTGCGTATAGTCTAGCGCAAGTCGATGAAGACAAGCGTACGTTGATAGGTGCGGCGTTAATTCCTGATAAAGAGATAGTTAGATTCGACGACGTAACGGGTGAAGAATACGACGTTTACTTTAGTCAAGATACTGTCAAGTTAGCAAGCGAATTGTACATGAAGCACAACCGCACTAACGAACATACATTCGAACACCAAGAACCGGTTGAAGATGTACACGTAGTTGAATCATGGATTGTTGATGACCCCGAAATGGACAAGTCCAAAGCGTACGGAATGAGTATGCCAAAGGGTACATGGATGGTTCGCGTACGTGTAGACAATGAGGATATGTGGCAGAAAGTTAAAAGCGGTGAAGTGCGAGGGTTTAGTATTGAGGGATACTTTGTAGACCGAATCGAGAAAATGAATCAACAAGCATCGACTATGACTAAACAAGAAAGAACATTTGCTGATCGGTTATGGCAACAAGCTAAAGCCATGATGGGGTTAAAAAAATTCTACAGTGAGATTACGTTAGATACGGGTGTAGTGTTAGCAACTGAAGACGACACGTTTTCAGCGGGGGCATCGGTTGTACAGCTTGACGAAAAAGGAATGCCTGTAGACGTTAAGGACGGCAAATACAAAACGCAAAACGGGGTAGAGTTAGAAGTATTCCAAAACGTATTGGTTGAGTACGATGGACAAGTAAAGAGTATAGAAGAAGCTGAAGAAGAAATTGAAGACGCTGAAAAAGTAGCTTTGAACGAAACGAAAGTGAAATTCTATAAGTCTTACATGAAAGCGAAAATGAGAAATAAATTTGGTTATTTCACTACTTAACGATAATTTGCACCATGTTTTATGAGATAGAAATTACACGCGGTAAAGCAATTGTTGAGGTCAACCGTTTGGTTATTGAGCAATACGCAGGCGAAAGTACGTGGAATGTACGCGTGCCTGAAGAAGGGATTTATGAATACGAAAATTTATCAGAGGCAATTGATTTTGCCGAAAACTATCTATAAATGAAAAAGAGACAATTTGGTTATAACGGTTGGGCTAACTATGAAACGTGGCTTGTTTCCGTTTGGGATTTAGTAGAAGCAATGAGCGAAGAAGTCGGATCGTGGGATGTAAGCGAATTGCAAAATTGCGATGCTCAATGGTGCGAAGATTGGGTATACGACGTTAGCGAAGCGAGTAGTATTAGAGACGGAATCTTTAATGATTTAGTAAGCAATTTCTTTGGCACGGTAGATTGGAGAGAAATTGCCGACGCTGTTAGAGAGGGTGCGGAAGGTTACCGATAAACAACAGAATACAATACTATGATTTTAGAAGTAACAGGTGCCCCCGCTTCAATCCTTGAACAATGGTTCTATGAAGTAGCTACGGAAGATATGGGTGAACCATTAAACAAAATTGACGAGGCGTATCATATTGATCATTATACTGATATGATCGAGGTGAAGATTGAAGTGATTGACAGGAACTACTATTGGGAAAACACGCTTAGTTCCATTGGCGTTATTTTAGAAGACGATTACAACTGTGAGGTCACAGAAATAGGATAAACAACAGAGATATGATTAATTATGAAAGAATAGCTGATGCTATCGACCGTGAGGTTGACTTAGCTTACAGCATTGGCGAACCTAGCGCGACATTTTTGGATGCTGTACAATTGTTAAATATTGCGTATGATGATTTTTATAGTGAGAACGATTTTATGCTAACTATTCGTCATATTCGCAATGACCACTTTAGAAAATTGCGTGGTGAAGAAAAATCAATTCTTGACAACTTGTTGACGCGAGTTTTGGACATTGTTTCATTCGGCTAAACAACAGAGATATGTACAAAAAAATTAGTATTGCCTTGTCAGGCGCAATTTCAGAATTAGACACAGCTATGTATGAGGCACGCAAAATAGGTGATACATTGTTAGCGGAATCATTACAAGAATATTTTGATCAACTGGACGCAATCGAGCGAAGCCTATATTAAACAACAGAGATATGGATTACACAAAACAAGAACGCGCCGATTTACAACGGGAATTAGATTATTACGGAATAGAGATGACTCTTATACGAGCGAACGGTGACTATTTTGTGGCTGACATTGAAGATATGCGAGGCGCATCAATCGACGAGGACGGTTTTACAGAAGTGCTAGAAGAAGTTGGCTTGCGTTTAATTGATTGGAAACAGCACGACCGCGATTACGCAACAATTACAGCAGGCATTTAAACAACAGAGATATGTATATAAAAGCAGACATTATGATCGGAACAAATAAGAGTTTCACTACTGTTATGAACGATGTAATTGAAGTTGTCACATATAATGGAGGCATCGAAGAAGACATTTTAGATGCGGAAACAACAACGGGCGGTGTGCGATTCGTGGTAGAATTTGAAAACGGTTATCAATATGACATGGTAATTATGGAGTTAAGCGAATTGTACGGAGGTGAAGTATCAACATTTATGCTTACTTAAACAACATAGAAATGGCATTAACGCACGAACTACTAGTTACTTTTGATACCCCCGATTCAAGTTCATCGAGAGCAGACGAACTGTTAGACTTTTGTGAATCTATTGTTGATCCAAGGGGTAATGTAAAGATTACAACAGTTGGTTACGTAAACGGTTGGGAAGTAGAAATTCTATTCTACAACGCTACGAATACGCAAGTTGATGAAGTAGAATCGGCATTGTATCGTGCGGGTTATAACGTAGAATATATTTAAAAACATGGCTCAAATAGAATTTATTATTATTTACCACGACGACTTAACAGACGTTAAAAGCGACATAGACAATTTGGGTTTATCTACTTATGTAGACAGTTATAGGTACACGAATAACTACAATGTGCAAATAACAACCTATCCGTTAGATGAATATGAATTAGATGAATTGTTAAGTGAGTTGTACGAATATTACGGATACAATAAAGTTGTAATTAAATAACGATATGTGGAAACCGTTAATATCGCGTATTTGGGATGGCTTTGTAAACGAACCGCACGACGAACTGTTAGCCATGATTGATGAATTTAGGGCTGACTATGACTACGATTTAGCATTTGTAAAAAACTTAGATACCGTACAGGATTTAATTTTAGCGTACGATTATCAACACGCACTGGAAACGCTCGATAAAATAGCACCGTATGATTTTCGTGACATAGATTGGGAAGTGTTTCAAAACACTGCTGAACGTGCATATTACGAATATTACGAATAAAATAAACACCTTTCTATATATTAACATGAGAAAACGAAAGTTCGAAGAAGATGTAGTTGAGGAAACAACAACCGAGACTACCGAAATCGTGGAAGAAACAAGCCCCGACTTGCACGATCAATTTGTATCAATCCTTGTTGACATGGGGCTGTCAGCAGAACAAGCTGAAGCCGTGCATAGTACAGCAATGGATTTACTAAATGCGGGTGAAGGCGAAGTAGAAACAACAGAAACAGTGACTGAAGAAACAAAAGTTGAAGCACGGCGTGCGCGTCGTGGCTATTCACGTCGCAACCGTATGATGGGAGCAGAACGGCGTGAAGTACGCAACCGACGGTTTAGCGAAGCTGAACGAGTTGAAATGATGACAGAACGTCGTCTACGTCGTTTGCAAAGGGAGAATAGAGAGTTGCGTCAGCAACTACGGGAGTTTGGCGCGTCACCCGCGAGCCGACCCGTTAGCAACCGTCCATCACAAGGTCAGCAATTTGCGCAACCTAACATGAACGGATTGGCTAAATCTACAGCGCGGGCAATTGAAATTATGAATAAGTACAAAAAATGAGTTACGGAGTTATGAATAATCGGGCAATGCGTCGGCGACAATTTGCCAATCCAACTTTGAATCCCGACCCCTCTACGTACGCAGGGGAATTGGCATTGCCTTTTCTCGCACCGGCGTTAAAGAGTGCGGACACGTTGGTTAATAATTATGTTCGTCAAATTGACGGGCTTCAAAATAAAGCGGTACTAAGCAATCTTTCAAGTACCGGTACAATTGTAGCGGCATCTTGTGATTGGGCTGACAGTGATAGTTTGACATTGGGCGAGCGCGTACTTGAACTAACCGATCTTGCAGTAATGGAAGAATTGTGCCGTGGTACATTGCTTCCTACGTGGGCGGGTATGACCGGAGCGCGTGA